GAATCTCTCAATCCTTGACTCCTCGATTGTGGATTTGGTCCCGAGTCGCACTGCGCACAGTTGTTGTATGAAGGGGTCGTCATGCTCAGTGAGTTTAAGAAATCCCTCATCATTTTTAGCAAGTGCATAGGTTTCCTTTCCTGTTGTTTTGCTTTCTTTCATGGGTACTTCAACCGCGCGCTCGACTAACACTTCAGCAAATTGTTTATTACTGGCTAGTCGTTTACGCACAGCTTCAGCAGTTTCGCAATTGAGTTTCTCCATCAAGCTCTCAAGCAGTTGCTCTTTCTCATCCTTGAGTTCATCGTAGCGCTCTTGCAGTAGCGCATCATCAACAAAGAACACTGGGTGCGTAAACATCCGCAGAGTCATGTCGATCAGCTTCATCTCGTTCTCAGGGAACGCGCTCGACAATATCTTGAATAGCTTGAGGGTTAGGTCAACGTCGTTCTTGCAATACTCTCCGTATCGCTCAAGTTCTTCTCTAGTGAAGTCGAGGCGCGCCTTGCCTTCAGCCGCTATGACTTCCTCGCCCTTGACACCGATCTCGTAGCGGTCAGCCAACGCCTTGAGTGAACCGCCTGCCTCAACGCCATGAACCGCGCGCGCCATACATAGAGTGTCGAACATGAACGCTGGTGTTATGCCGTAGAGCCAGCTAAGAATAGCTCCATCGAACATGGTGTTGTGGCACAGAAGCGCGCTGCTGCCCCAGTCAAACGACGCTAAGAATTCTTTTAGCTTATCCTTACCGCCTGATACCCAGACAGTTGGTTGCTCGTCTACCTTCACGCCTACACCGATAACTTCAAAACGCTTGTCGCGTATGTATTCCTCAGTTGTTTGATGCTTGAAGCCTAGCTTGATCTTGCCATCGTAGTAGGTCTCAAAGTCGATTGTGATCAGCGACATTTGCTTCCTTCAGTATATTCTCGTAGTATTTGTTAGGCATGGGCGCTTTCTTATCAAGTAGTCCACGAAACCAATCAGCACCGCCAAGCTGTTGGAATACTATGAACTGCTTATCAGACAAGCGTATGAACCTAGGCTTTAGGGGTGCGGGGGGTTTTGGTCTTGGCATTTTTAGCGTAGGCTCTGTCGAACTCATTATTAAGAATCTGTGTGGCTTGAGCGATCATGTTCTGTGGGGCAATGATCTTGCTTGGCTCTCTAAAAAGATATTCATCACTAGTCACTACATCCACATGACCAGCCAGTACGCGCATGACTTCGCCATTGAAGTGCTCTCGCTTTGCATTGTTAACCCCATCCTGCAACGCCTTCTGTTCTTCCGCAGTAAAGATATCCCACCCACCACTTATCACTCGCGCCCACTTTGAGTACCCTCCCTCAATAAATTCTTCGGGGTTGGTCTTCATTCTTTCTAGCAGAATCTCCACTCCAGTCAGCATGACTTTCTCCTTTTAATAACTGGTTTCAAAATAGCATCCCACTGAGTCATGGGTCGCTATCTAACAAAAAGTACCGACACAAAAAAAGGCATGGCGAACCATGCCCTCGGGGTTTACTTCAGAGTTTCAATCTCTCGTGTGAGATACCACTGAGCCTTGCGCAAGTCCTCAAGCTTGTTGCCCTTGTGGTCTGCCCTAGTAATGTATTTCACGACATTACCCAAGTTGTAGCCAAGCTTCTTCGCCTCGATGAAGTCGATGGTCTCGATGCCGCCCACCTTATAGTGCGGAGGATGATTGACAGTATCGGGCGTAGCTTCCACTACGGCAGGGGGAGTCTCTATCGGTCTTGCAAGCGCAAGACGCTTACCCATTTCTCTCAGTCTGATCATGCGCTCTTCAATGGTCTCGCCATATTGTTTCTGATATGACGTTCTTGCTTTGCTCATCAGCACATAGGTGTATGACTTGGTAGTGCCAAGAGTCTTCATCACCTCTGCGGTTTTCATGAGTGGGTTTCGCTCTAACAATGCGCGAACCTGTTCTACTTTACTGCGTTTCATTTGCCTTCTCCTTTTTGGTTTGGCGTTTAATTGATACGATACCAACCCCATGTTGGTCTCGCTCGTCTTGCATAGCATCTGCGATCTCATACGCTAGTCGTGCCACTTGGCTTGTGTGGTTTCCTTTCATCAATAAGCCAACTAGCGCAAAGCCAGCGTGTAGGTCACGCAGATTGCTACGATCTTCATCATTCATAATTGCTCCAATAGCCTTGTCAGCGCATCAATGTTTGTCTCATCAATGACGAGGGTGAGTCCACCCTGCCCACGAATGGCTGACATGTGTTTCTCTTGTAGGGCAGTTGGCTTGTTGCCGTTCGCTTTCGCTTCCACCCCTATGAATCTTCCTCTGTAACAAATCACAAAGTCAGGGACACCTGCCGCACCATAGCCAGTGCCAATTGGCATGGTGTAGTAAGCTCCCTTTGTATTAAGAATATCTTTGATCTTCTTCTTGACGATACCCTCAGGCGTCATTTTGTATCCCACCCTTCAGTGACTCTAAAGTTAATCTGTCCACGACCAAACAAAAGTATGTGTCGCTCGCCCGCCACCCAACCTCATCAAGCTCGGGTGAATCGGTGTTCGTATAAAGTGTCAGTCTAAGTATCTTTGAATCAGGTACATTCGAACTCCCTCCATTGGCAAGAATCATTGCAAACTTAGACTTCAACACATCAGGCAAAGTATCATCCGTGTATATGCGATGAAACCCATCAGCCACATACACAATGTACTCGTCGTTCACCTTGCGCACAGGCAGACGAATCAAATCCCACACCTTGGGGTGAACCACAGGACTCAGCTCTCCAATCAAGTGGGGCATGGTGTTGCCATCCACGCATGCTCGTAGTTCGTTGGGCTACCGCTATAAAAGAACACCGCATCTAACCCCTCGTCATACTTGTCCAGTAGTGGGAAGTTGAGAGTGCCTAGCTTGCGACATTCTTTATTCTCATAAGAGACTTTCATCATTGTCATCAAGGGTACTAGCTCGGGATACTCCTCGATCGTTCTGACTCGCTTGAAGTCTTCAATGACTTCGTACTCCATCTTGCCTAGCGCATCATTGATTACTTTCATCTTGAACTTGCCTATGAGTAAGTGCTTATAGTCGTCTATACCAATGAGATAGAAAGGATTCTTGAAGAACCGATTAGATTCCTCTATCTTCATATCTCGTATCCTATCATTTTCTTTGAATATGTCAAGTGTATTTTTACATTTATTTAGGTCTAGAGCAACAGGAATACCATCGGTACTTTCCCCTAGTAAGGTAGCTAGTAACACATGAAGCTCATCAGCCGAAAACATATTTTGTTTTTGGCTATCGCCCATCGCCCTGCGCAAATTACTAACACCATTCTTGACGTACTTTATTTCTTTGTCCATGATGTCTTTCTTAGCGCGCACAGCGTCCTGCCGCTTTAGTACTGCCATGAGTGAAGAAAGTTTTGTACTACGAATTGTCTCGCGGTCCGATTGGTCTGACCCACGCGACTTGGCGTAGTAAGGTGTGCGGAAACAGAACTCTAGCTGATCACAGTTAGCACCACCTGCCCTAGTTGTCCACACCTTGCATACGGCTAGTCCGTTGGGGTAACACATCATGTAAGAATCTTTATCCACTGCGGGATAGCTGACATTCACCACTTTGTCCATGACCTTCAAGCCGTACTTGAATTGCAACTCACGCACCAGTGGGAGCGTATCTGAAGCTAACAACTCATTCAGTTGTTCCTCTGTGCCGAACCCATCAAGAAAATATCTATTGATCATCTGTCTCTCCTTAAAAATTTATTGCTCGTGTCGTTGCTTTGATCGAGTAACCCAACGCCTCGATCTTCTTGATTGCGTGTAATGTGAGAGTCTTAGTCCCTGCAATATCAGCAAACAGTTGCGCCTTCTCGCATAGGGGGTAGTACTTCAACACCCCATACACATCTTTGACCTCCACTTCAATAACATTAGTCATACTGCTTTACCTCCACTCCATCAACCATGACTGTGTAGCCCCACTCGCTAGGCGGATAAATCTCACCATTGGAGTACTCAACTTTCTTGAACACCCCATCGTTAGCTTTGTAGATTTCCTTGTTCAGTCTGCGCTTGAGATTGACAAACATATCGTGTGGCTCATCCTCATGTGCGCTATACCTAGAAAAGTTTTTGTCTGAGTACCTACGCAAGTTCCAACGCATATTGCCGATGTCCCACGCAAAGATGTAAAGCATTGCCGCATCAAGTGGTGCGGTGTCAACTAATGTATCTGCTACCGATGTGTACACCTTATGGTCTAGGTAGAAGTCACTGTTCGGTACATGTTCACCTATCACCTCAAGCATGGTCTTGGCGAACACCTCGTAGTCCATAGCCTTGGTCATCACCTCGGTCGTGGTGTAGAAGTCTGCATACTTAGCGAGCAAAGTCTTACCCAACTTGCGATCGACTTTCCTACCAATGACCGTGATCGGTTTGATTGGGCGCATAGTCTCACAGTTAACGCGCATGCCATGATAGATCGGCATGGCGCTACGCTCTCCATTGCCGTTGACTCTTCCCCACCATATCATCCCACCCCTGCGTGAGTCAGTACATAAGTAGCCATGCGAGTAGCCTGACAAGATACCTCGGTCGCCCTGTCCGTATCTGCTACTAGTAAACTCGAATGTATTGTCAGGTCGCACAACGCCAAGTATGTTTGGCTTCACATCGTACTTGTAGTAACACCATGTACCATCATTCTCTTGGTAGCGATGTATCTTTGATGCGCCTTGCTTCACCAAATCATCATGCTCTGCCTTCGTCAGGTTAACACTCTTCCAATGGTTACCATGCACGATGTTGAACACACGCTCTCCGTTCTCCTCTCCAACAAGAAAGTATTTGTTGTTCTGTCTGCGGTTACCAATAGGGAATCTATTTACAGACCCACGATAGGGTGAGACGCTATTTGAGATGCCATTGAGTCTCTTGTAGTTAAGTGCTTGCATTGTTCTCTCCTCGTATTTCATCAATTAGTTTTAGAATTTTTCGCCAGTCGAATCGTTTGGTTCCTTCGTTTTCTTCATGGTGCAGATTCATCAACGCCACTAGGTGCGCTTGGTCTCCATGTCTCTCCACCATCCTCTCCGCTTGAATCCTGTCGAGGGCGTCTCTGTTCTTTATCTCGTCTAGAGTTATGTTTGTCCAATACTCCATTTTGAGCCTCCAGTTTGTCAAGTTGATCTAACACTTGCCGCCACATATCGGTCTGTAACTCACCGACTGTGTTAAGTCTTTCTAACGCATGCAGATGCGCAGAGTTGGGAAAATGCTCTAAGAGACTTCTTGCTATCTCATCAACATATCTATACTTCATGCGCTCTTGTCCTTTCTGCTCTGCCACCATGTATGCGGTTGAAGTTGTTAACAACCACAGTTCATTCATCACCGAACATAACCTTCTTACCCACAGGCGGAATGAAGTCACGGCGCTGAGTAACCATCCACAGGGTTGGGCTAGAAATGTTCCACTTGATGTCATGCTCTACATAACCATCGGTAAATACAATACAGCATTCGGCTGTTAGCTTGTGCTTGTTTACATACTCACTGACACATGAGACCTTAGTTCCGCCACCACCCAAAGGCTTGAGCATTTTGGCAATGTCGGAGTAGTTGTCTTTAAAGACTTGCTCACCATGCACCTCGGTATCCCACCAAAGAACACGAACGACTTCGGGCTGACAGACCTCGCAAATAGAAACCAGTTCGGTAGCGAACTCGGTTATCTCTGCCCCACCTATCGAGCCTGATGTATCGATGGCTACGATGATCTCGCCAATGCTCTCGTTCATCACGCTTGGTAGATAAATATCATTAGCCATCTGACGCTTGTTCATGCGACGCCATGTGAACTCATCGTTACCCTTAGTCGATGAAGAGACGAACTCACGCAACGCATCACGCCAGTCAACCTTGGGTTCAAGCAGGTCAGAGATAACTCTAGGAATCTTCGCACCCATGCGACCTGCAAGCATCCCGCCTTCACGCAACGCTTTGTCGATGTCGTCTAAGATTTCCTTAGCTTCCTCGGCTGACACCTCACGGCCAACGAAGTCGTGCTCGTCTGCCTGAGAAATATCATAGGTCTTGCCGTTGACTGTGACTGTATCTCCATCCATGTCATCGTCGTCGTTAGATTGTGTCCCACCCGATGGTGGGGGATTACCTTGACCCTTACCGCCTTGACCTCCGCCACCGCCTTTCTTGGCGTGCTTCTTGAGATAGTTGTATACCTCACGCATAGACCAATCGTGGAACATCGGGTCATAGATCGCACCATCGGGCAACTCGACAAGACGCTCGCTTGTTCCTGCAATAGTCCCATCAATGTTGACGATGATGTCGTTCACAACAAAGTCTGCCGCTAGGTTAGCCATCTTGCGGTTCTCCAAGAACATGGCTCGACCGAACACGACCTGCTTCAAGGCTACATGGAGATTCTCATGGAGGATGAGACCACGCACCTTGCTCTCGCTGAGAATACTCTCCAAGAACTTGCGACCATACTTCTTGTTGACACCATCGGTGTATGCGGTAGGTACGCCTTCCTCGACTGCGGATGTCCCCATCAACATAACGCCTGAGTACAGGGCAGTTTGTGGGTGTTTCATAAGCGCGATGTGTCCACGCTTGATTCGGGTTTCTTGCTTGCTCATCATGGTCTCCAATAAAACAAATCTAACAATAAAACAATCATTGCTAACAGCAACACTACTCTCTCAAACTTCTCGTATCGAGTCATCATCATCACACCTCCTTGAACTCGATGAAGTCATCGGTCTCGATAACTTCGATCTTGCCCTTGGCAATCTTGACGAGTAACTCACTCGTAATGTGTTTGTGTTGGCGGAACTTGCCGTTCACATAGCCGTAGCCAAGTGACGCAACGATAGCCCATGCCAATAGAAACAACTCAGCGATACTGAATGTCATATCAATCTCCATGTAAATAAGAACCCACGGTGTCGTGGGGTTAAGTTTTAGAACAACTCGTGGTTGTTCTTAGCCCACTCAGCGATCTTGGCATTGTTGCGAGCCAAGCGAATGGACTTCGTATTGCGCATCATCATTGTGAAGAACACGCCTTGTACCTCGGATGAGGGAATACGCTCAACGAACGCCATGAACTTGGTCAGTTGGTCTTGCGTCTCCAATACATCTACTGCCTGAAACATGATCATTAACTGCGCGCTGATGTCTCTCGGCATATCAATGCTCTCGGGTGCTTTGACGATGTCCTTCACATCGATCAATGATTTCTCCATTGATATGAATGCCGCCATGTCTGCCGCGAATGACGCACCGACAGTACCAGCCAACGCCACCTTCGTGCCGTTCTCACCGATCGCATCACGATTGCGCACGATCACATCGGCCTTCGCCAACGAACGAGGGGACACGAACGATAATGAACTCATAGATGGTTTGAAGATGTATGGGTTATCGTTCTGATCACCTGTGGTGTACGACGCCAAGCAACGAGGGAACATCGCCACCGATGCGCGAATGACACGAGAGATACTATTCTCTGATGCCCATTGCAACCACTCGTTCACATTGGGCTTCGCCATGCGCATGATGCAAACACGATTACCTGCATGGGCAAGCATGGAGTCACCCACGCCATCACCTGCATTGTTCGATGTTGCAAAAACTAGAGACCCACGGGGCAGTGGCTTGTCACCTGCCATTCGCTCAAGAAACAACCTAGTGAAAACTACCTGCAATAGCTTAGGTGACTTCATGAACTCGTCAGCCAAGATAACCTTAGGCTTGGGGTCGTTCAAGTTGAAGAGGCTTGAGACGTAGTACTCAAGGGTTTGAGTCGCATGATTGGGAATAGTCATACCGATGTCTGACATATCCTTGACGGGGCAGTCGATGTAGATGTAGTCGTACTTGTCACCTGCGATGCTCATGCCATCGGCAGGGCTACGCCACTTGTCGCCATTGTCAGCGGCAATCATAGCCAACAGAGAAGTCTTGCCACAACCTGGTTCTGACTGAATGACAGGTGTGATTTCTGAAGCTATTAGGGGAATGATCTTACGCAGTTCGTTGATTGAAACTGTTTCGACTGTTTGAACTTTAGACATGATTAGATACTTTCTTAACTGAATGGTTACTAGACGGATTTATTATTACTTACACACACTTGAACGAACTAAATTTACCGAGGATGTCGTCGATATCCTCCTTCACTGCGTGACGCACCGCATCGGACTCACGAATGTCCTCTGCCGTTACACCACTCAATGCTTTCTCTAGCGATGCCCGAGCCTCTTCCAGATCTGGATCACCGCTGAGATTGAAGCCCTTGAATGTATCGCACATTTCTTTGGCTTTCTGTATGGTCGTGTCGTATATCTTACGCTTCTTGGTCTTGGTTTCGCCAGTGTTGTCATCAATGCCAACATCGTCTACACCACAGCAATGGCTGATCGATTTCATAACTTCGATGAACCTTGTTTGTTGCTCCACCATGACGTGAGATACTATTTCCTGAGCTTGTTGACTGTATGTAGCAAACAAATCCTCAGCGATGTCTGACGCTATGCCACAGCGAAAGTCCGACATGGGAACTTCCGACACGAAAAGCTGGACACCGAACTTAGATACCAGTTGCTCTTTAGCGGGGTAGTCATTGCGATCGAACATATCGCCTTGCTTGAACGCCATGTCAGAGACAATGCTATCGTAGGCAAGGATGAAGTCGCCAAGCAGGGTGTTGAATGCCGCCTGATGTGCGTGATACTCTTGCTTGAACTTGGGCATATCCACAGACGGCAATAAGTCCTGCGAGTTGTTCCATCTATAAGTCCTGCGCTTGACCCAGTTGTAGATAGTCTGCCGATAGTTGACGATCGCCTTGTGACGAGGGTGATCTGCCAAGAGGTTCTTGACATAGCGACCTGCGCTCTTGTCTGCATTCTTTGATGCAGTAACTTCATTGCTGATACCACGGTCTTGCTTCGTCGCTGACCATACATTGACATCCACGCTCACGAGGACTGCTGATGAAGCAAGGCTGATGAGGTGATCGGGTTTATGTAATTCCATAACTCTCTCCTTTGGTTGAAAACAAATCCCACTGATGCGTGGGTTTCTAAATAGTGGGCTAGTTAAAAAACTCTTCCCACTAGCTATAAGTATAACACAACTTGACCTTTGAGTCAAGGGGTTTACTCAACTTTTTTTATTACCAGTCTGTATGAATCTTTCGCTCGATCTGTATCCAGTGGTAACCATACTCGCCATGCGCGCGCTCCTCTATGTCTCCTGACTCTTCTCCTACACGCAGGAACACAACGCCTATCTTGCAGTGAAGTGCTTGCTTGTGGCACTCGCTCACCCACTCCTCCGCTAGTTCCACCAACGCCATGTGACTCGCAACATCGGGGTAACTCTCGTACCACTTCACATCATCGGCAGTAAAGAAGAACATCTGCTTCATGTGGTCGATCTCCACCTCCGCTAATGCGATCTGGCACTTGGGGTTACTCTTGGCTTCCGCTAAGAATGTATAGAACGACTGCTCGTTGTTGGTGTCGTGGTCATCCACGAACCGAATCGTGTATGCCACATCACTCCTGTATCCCATGATCACCTCCTGCAATTATCTTTGCTAACAAAATCATTAGGTCTTCATCAGTCAAGCGGTCAAGTGGCTCGTCTCCGTTCACCGACACCTCGTATGGCGCATTGGGCGTACAGTAGAACATCGAACCGCTGATGACTGACACTTCCATCATCCCATCCTTTCGTGGGATACTATATTTGGCGAAGTAATGATGGTCACTCCTTGCGTCTCTCCGCATGATCGGATGCAGTCCATGCTCAGTGATGTACTCGCTGAACGGCAGGTTAGGCTTGTCCCTGTCTATGGGCATGAACACCGCCTCCATGTAGGCGAAACTGTCGTCTACTCCTTTGTAAGTTCTCATCGGTGTAGCCCTCCCTTGTTGTTGATACCCTTGAGATCAGCCATGTCGGTGATCATCATGTAGTTGGACTTGTGCATAGGCACGACTGTGCGCACTGCGTCATGCGAGAGTTTCTCACCACATGGCATACAGTGTTTATAACCAAGCTTCCACCTCTCCGTGGCGTACTCTTCGTCGCAGTTGCGGCAGTGGGGTTTGTAGCTTTTCATTTAAGAACTCCTCCATCCATCAGTTCATGCCATGTAGGGAAACGCTTGTGCGTGTCGTAGAAGTGCCACGGGTCACAGATGAAGCATCCCTCCTCGTAGGTGCGGCAACGCTTGGTCTGACTCAGGCGTAAGAAGCTGAACGCACCATTGGATTGGTACTTGCTCTTGGCTCTACGCTTGCGTATGTCTCTGACTTTCATTCCTCATCCTCCTGATATTTCACAAAGTCTTCTTCCTGCAATGGAGGCAATGTGATTGCCTCGTTGACCATGTGCCATACATCCTTGAGGGACTCCATGTCCTCGGAACCTGTGCATGGTGCGCAGTAGGCGTAAGGGGTGTCGTCTTTGTTGTAATAAACTTCTTGCAGACAGTACCAATCCTCACCGCCATTCTCGGACTTGGTGTTTACGATGCGATAGTTCCAGTGCATGATTAGTTCTCCTCGTATGCGTGGGTGACTACACCCATAGTCTTGATGCGGTACTTGTTCTCGACACCCTCGTACATATCACCTTGCAAGCAGATGTGCATCTCGTACTCGGCAGTGTCCCGATGGTCATACAACGCCAAGGGCTTGCCGTTGCACAGAAGCAAGAACATCTTGCGTTCGGCTTGTTCGATCTGTTGCTTTGGTGCAACCTCTTTGATGTCGTCAAAGAAATGCGCTTTAACTTTTCCCATAATGATCTCCTAGATAAAGACCCACGCAGTGGTGGGCCGTTAATGCAATTTGTGATTAGATGATGTCGTAACCTGTGAGATAGTTGAATGTATCAACCTCGTTCATAGGCTCGGTGATGGTCAGACCTTCATACTCGTCGTCAATGTCTCCGAACTCATCGTGCAGTGGGTCGTGGTTTACTGTGTTCTGAGTCAGGTAGAACTCATCCCTGCAGTCCATCGCCAAATAGTCATCCACGCCATCGTGGGTGTTGACATTGCGTTGACGGGGTTTGGTCAGGCGCAAGGTTTTGCGCATGGGTCGGGGCAAAGCCTGCAACCATGCTGTTGGGTCTACCTGCTTCTCAGGTAATGCAGTCATAAACGAAACTATCATTTCTCTCTCCTTGTGGTTCCTGCAAAGGACACCGATTGGTTGAAACAAAACCCACGGATGCGTGGGATGCTAATTAGGGCCGCTTGGTATCTACCTCCCGACCCAGACTCCAGTATAACATAACTTGACATATGAGTCAAGCAGTTAATAAAAAAAGTAGTTTGGAAATCTTGTTCTAATGTTCTGGTTTGTTCTATTTTTGAAACTATGCTTTTAGAACGGAAATTGGGGGGTTTGGTGTGGCTAAGTCGTTGTTTTTATTATGTTTTATTTAATAAAATATATAAATGTTCTAATGTTCTACGAAAAAAGGGTATATGCTCCTCTTTTTTGCAATTTTTGTGGTTATGGCTTTGCACAGGCTGAGAAGGTCTTGCCCGAACACTTTTTGCCAAAAACACCCATCCCCTCCAAAAAACGTAGAACATTAGAACAGAATGCTCGCAACCCGCATGGATACTCACATTTTCTGTTCTATTACTAGTACACTAACGGCACTTTGTTCTACGAAAAAATAGAACAAAACCAAAGCTCTATCATCTACCGTTTTCAGAATCGATACATGGTACAACTCCGCGGGCCCAGTACACCACACTAGCCCTGTCATTTCTGAAAACGGTAGGCGATACAACGAATTCCACGCATACGTGGGATACTAATTAACGACCTTGTCCACGCCATGCGCGCCCTCTCGCGCGCGTCGAAAAATAACTGGTTTCAAAATAACAGGCGAAAAAAAACCCACATGGAAAACCATGTGGGCTTGGTCACAACATTATTTGTTGTATGTCGTCCAGAATGCTTTTACAGCAAGGGCAAACTTTGCGCTGTTTGCTGTTGTATCACCCTTGGTCTGTTTCACCTTGACTGATTTCTCTTGAGCTTCGAATGTCTTGGACATCGATTCAACAAAATCTAATGTGGTGCGTGTTGTGGTGTTGCCGTTTCGCTTGGCAAGTATTTTCTTGCAAGCCCTTTTCAGATCACCTAATCGGTTAGAACAGTAATCTGCGACATCCTCTCTAATACCCTTTACGATGCCATGCAAGGCAGGGTTTGTATTTTTGAGCTTGCCAAATTCCTGACTGGAAAAGGCAAAGGCATAAGCCACACCGATTTCAACCTTTTCAACCTTTGCATTTTTGATCTGCTCGGGTGTTGCAAGTATGTAATGGTCATTCACAATGGCATAGACCTTGGCAGGGTTTTTCTCACTTTTCCGTTGACGATAACCCTCATAAAGCATTTCCCTTGCTTCGCTTGAGATGTCCTCTGGAAAACCTGAGATGTGTGCCAAGGCATATTCTGCCTGACTGTCTAGGCTATCACCTGTGCCTGCCTGTTGATAACCCAGATCTTTCAATGATGTAATGGTAGACATTTGTCTCTCCTAAAAAGTTAATGAAATATCGCTTAGGTGTTTTCTAAACGATGGTTTATATTGACAGATGTGGGATCTTAAGTAAAGTTTCACTGGGGAATGGGACACTATTTAAGGGTGTTGTGAGCCACGCACGCACTCCCGCGCGCGACAGAAAATAACTGGTTTCAAAAAAGCAGGCGAAAAAAACCCCGCAGACCTTGCGGCCTACGGGGTTGGTATCAATGCGAAGTGGGAATCGAATCACAAATCTTGTCTAACTGTTTTAAGACAGATTGCATTGCTTGATTTAATCCTATGATAGCGGTTACACGCTTATCAGGCCGATCCCCATTGTCTAGGATTTTATTCATTGCTTCACCTATTACAGTCATTACTTCATGTTCTAGGTTTTCAATTGTGTCTTTAGTTGGGTTTTTAATCGGGTACATAATTGTTCCTAAAGTTAAAACCCCGCAGACCTTGCGATCTGCGGGGTTGGCTAGCTAATTACTTAGCTTCGGAGTGTTTCCACTTCACCATAAAGGCGACTTTGGCTTCATTCCAACGTTTCTCGTCAGCCGTAGCGTCATTACGACTTCTAGCTGATATCAGCCTAGTTGGAGCGGTTTCTTTAAACCAATCTTCGACAAACTCATCGAAGTTCTTGTTGGCGGTACGCTTGCGTTCTTGTCCCTCATTGAGAATCTTAGTGGCGGCTCTTTTCAAGTCGCCCAGTCGATTCGAGCAATAAGTAGAACACTTTTCTCTAATCTCTTTAATAAGAGAGTGGAGGGCTGGGTTGGTGTTGGCCAACTTACCAAATTCTTGTGCTGAGTAAGAGTAAGCGTACGCTACACCAATCTCTACTTTCTCCACGTTATCGGCCTTCATATGCTCAGGCGTGGCTCGAATGTAATGATCATTGATAACCGCGTAAATTACCGCGGGCTTCAACAAATTGAACTTCATACGATATCCATCGTATAAAGCGTCTTTGGCTTCAGTTGGGACTTCTTTAGGAAAGTCTTTAACGTTGCCCAAAACGTAGCGGGCTACGTCTTCGAGAGTCTGAGCGGCTCCCGCTTGTTGGAAGGCTGAATCCTTCAAAGAAGTGAAGGCGGGTTGCGTGGCGGATTCCACGGCTTTTGCGGCTGATTTTGCCATGTTCAAATCTCCATAAGAATGAACGGTTTGAGAAATACTGAGGGCTGAATTGCTGACTCAGTAAATACACCTTACGCTAGTGGAGGGTCTAAAGTAAACTTTCACGGGGGAGTGGGTCACTATCTAGCGATCTTGTGACTCGCACGCACTCATACGCGCGACGGAAAATAACTGGTATCAAAGGGAGCCGTAGCTCCCCCTGATTAGCGCTTGAGTCTGCTGAACTCAAAGCCGTCGAGCTTCGCGCAGAACGTTGCGCGTTGTACCTGCAAGCGATCGCGTCTCCGCTGTTCCGCTTCGTATGTTAGTGGGCTAAATGGACGGCGGTCCTTGACCGCCTCCACTAACGCTTGGCGGACATGCATCCGCCAGATGTTAGATTGCCCGACTGTCATAGATAACCTACAACCTTGCGGCTGATGTAGTACGGCTTCTTGAATGACAAGAAGAAGTAACCCATGCGAATCTCATTACCGACTCGCACATGCATCGTATAGAACATGCTCTCTCCTTAAGAAAGGGGCCGAAGCCCCGTTGGTTAAAAGTTCTTTGCAAAGAACTCAGCGATTGTGTAACCGCCTCGGTTGTAATAAGCAGGGCGACTAAACACACCTGCTTCGCCTGTCTCCATGCAACGAATGTAGACTTCGTTATGTGGCAGATCAGTTAGGATGAAACCATCAAGCTCCATCTTGTATCTTGGGTAGATGGCAGACCCTGGGTTATCTTCATCTACGTTGCCAATACCTAAGAACTCGCAGGGGATATTGTCCTGCTTGCACTCTTCCAATGTCATTGCGACATCCCAATGCAAATCTATTGCATACATACTGTCTCTCCTTTGTTAATGAACAAGACCGCATCCCTGCGGTTTCGGCTACTAAAGCCTCATCAGTTGTTCTTGAACGATGGGTCTAACGACACAACCCAACGCATACACAGGACACCGCCGACTACTATTGCAACTGTGTCCCATCCGATGTAGTCGGCACCTGTTATGTTGTACTTGATACAGTAGAACCGTGCCATCATGGTCATCCCAATGATGAACCACACCAATGCGTCAATGACGCGAAGTAGATACTTATCCATGTTGCTCTCCTTAAGAGAGGGGCCGAAGCCCCTCGTGTTACCGCTTGTAGCGAACTGCTACTGTCTGACCAAAGATGTTGGTCACCTTTGCAAACACATCCTTGTTAGGATATGCATACATCCACTGCTTGGCACTGCTAAGTGTCCAAGCCCGATGAGTCTTAACCAACTCACCCCAACGTACATTTACTGTGTACATGTCAGTCTCCTTTCAAGAGAATCTGCAACCACAACCGTGTTGCATTGGGTACAGTATGTGTGGGAGGGGGGCATAAGTAAAGTTTGGCTGGGGACACCCCCCATCCCCCCACCCCCCAAGCCTGTCAATGGGTCCCCCCGCATACCCCATACCCCCTAACACGCACAAATAACCCCACATTTTTCCAAATCTCAACGCGAATTACACATGCCGGGTACTCCGAAACACACCCCACCCCCTGTCCAAATTACACACGACCGGCAATCTTTGGACTTCTTGGACACCCCCCGTCATGGGACCCAAACCTCCCCCTTGCACAAAGATATATTTATGTGTTACATTTGCCACAACTGCCGAAGGAGCCTTCGCTGACATGGATCAAATAGTGCCAAATATTGAGGAAAACATTCCTCTGCCACAGAACGCTAAAGAGGCGTTCCCAGAGCTGTCGCCTGCCGAAGAACTGCAGATGCGAGCCAATGTCATCAAGTTAATGTCAGACTTGACTGGTCAAGAACTCTCCCCAACCAAAGAAAACGCTGCACAAGCTACAGAACTAGCTCGTCAGATGGCCTCTGACCCCGCCCACAGACCCGAGTTTGCCAACTACCCCAACGAAACATTAGCCTTCCTTGCAGGAATGGTCGCTCAGATGAACGTCTCTATCGTAGATGAGCTGTCTGATTTAAAAATGTATGTAGTAAATAAGCTTGTTGCCGAGGTAGAGAACGCCCGCGACCCTAAAGTAAGGGTTGCCGCACTATCTAAACTAGGTGAGGTAGACGGCGTAGATGCATTTAAGAAACGCTCAGAGGTTACACATAAGATTTTATCTGCCGAAGAGGTAGAAAAAGAGCTGCTAGAAACCTTACAAAGCCTCGAAGGTAAGGTCATTGACGTAGAAGCCCGCGAAGTTATAAAAAACGATGCAAAAACTGACGCCTGAAGCTATCTTCAAGCTACGACAAGCCTTGCCAGCTATGCCTGACAAGCAGAAAAGACGCACGCTCGAACTTTTAAAACAATACGAAGCCCAGATGACACAGACTTTGGGTAAAGAGAGCTTTCTTGACTTCATCCAGCACGTCTACCCAGGATATAAAGTGGGACCCCACCACCTTAAACTTATTCAAATCTTTGAAGATATTGCTGCTGGCAAGAAAAAACGCGTCATTGTTAATATTGCTCCACGACACGGTAAGTCTGAGCTCATATCCTATCTTGCACCAGCGTGGTTCTTGGGTAAGTACCCACAGAAAAAGATTATTATGGGCTCTCACACGGCGGATCTGGCTGTTAACTTTGGCCGTCGTGTGCGTAACCTCGTTGGATCGGAAGCTTATAAGGGCATATTTCCACAAGTAGAGCTCCAATCGGACTCTAAATCTGCATCAAGATGGGGGACAAATTTCAATGGAGAATATTTTGCTATTGGTGTTGGCGGTGCTTTGGCTGGTCGTGGTGCAGACTTGTTTATTATCGATGATCCCCACTCAGAACAAGAAGCCAAGACCGGACGACCTGATGTTTTCCTACCTGCTTGGGAATGGTTCCAGTCTGGCCCTCTCCAGCGTCTTATGCCGGGAGGCGCTATTATTATTGTGATGACTCGTTGGTCCAAATTGGACTTGACAGGCATGATTGTTCAGCAAACTGAACGTAATGAAGACGTAGATTCGTGGGAAGTTGTTGAGTTTCCTGCAATTAAGGACGATGGCGAAGCACTTTGGCCAGAATTCTGGGATGTTGAGGAGTTGTTAGCTAAGAAAGCTGCTCTGGACATCCGGTATTGGAACGCTCAGTACATGCAGAAGCCCACTTCTGAGGAAGGCGCGCTAATTAAGAGGGAATGGTGGCAAATTTGGGACAAAGAAACCCCTCCCGATTGCGAGTTCACTATTATGTCTCTTGATGCGGCTCAGGAAGCTACCAATAGGGCTGACTATAACGCTTTGACGACGTGGGGTGTGTTTTTTAACGAGGAAACACAGAACTTTTGCATCATTTTGCTCAACGCCATCAAGAAAAGGATGGAGTACCCAGAGCTTAAGAAGATGGTGCTAGAAGAATACAAGGAGTGGCAGCCTGATGCGTTCATGGTGGAGAAGAAATCCAACGGATCGGCGCTGTATCAAGAGTTTAGGCGCATGGGCGTGCCTGTAGGGGAGTTTACTCCGGGCAAAGGACAAGACAAAATAGCGCGTGTGAATGCGGTGTCTGACTTATTTGCGTCTGGCATTGTGTTTGCGCCTGATCGTAGGTGGGCTAAGGAAGTAATAGAAGAGTGCAACGACTTCCCTGCTGGCACTAACGACGACTTGGTGGACTCCACAACGCTTGCGCTGTTAAGATTCCGTCAGGGTGGGTTTTTACGACTTCCGTCAGACGAGCCGGAAGATAATTTTTTACGTCAATACCGCAAAAAAGCTGCGTATTATTAAGGATACATCATGGCGACAAATATGGATAAGGCTTTGTATGGAGCCCCTCAGGGCATAGACCAACTGGGGGTTGAAGAAGAGCCGATCGAGATCGAGATTGAGGACCCTGAGTCAGTACGCATAGATATGGGGGATACCGAGATCGAGATTGAGAAAACAGAAGACGACGATGAGTTTAGTAAGAACTTAGCTGAGGATATCCCTGAAGATGTTCTTTCCTCACTTGCTAGTGAGTTGATCGGTGATTTTGAGTCTGATGTATCTGCCCGCAAAGACTGGATACAAACCTACGTTGATGGCCTTGAGTTGCTAGGCTTGAAGATGGAGGAGAGAACAGAGCCTTGGCCAGGAGCCTGCGGCGTGTATCACCCCTTACTGACTGAAGCTGTTGTGAAGTTTCAGGCTGAGACCATGATGGAGACGTTCCCTGCGGCGGGACCTGTCAAGACTAAGATCATCGGCAAAGAAACCCCTGAGAAGAAAGACGCAGCAGAGCGAGTTCAAGAAGATATGAACTATCAGCTGACTGACGTGATGAAAGAGTACCGTCCTGAACACGAGCGCATGCTCTGGGGCTTGGGCCTTGCTGGTAACGCGTTCAAGAAAGTGTATTTCGATCCTGCTCTTGATCGTCAGGTGTCTATCTATGCGCCAGCAGAAGATGTGCTTGTGCCATACGGTGCATCGAGTCTTGCAGATGCGGAGCGTATTACTCATGTGATGCGTAAAAACAAGAATGACTTGAAGCGTCTGCAGCATGAGGGCTTCTATCGTGACATTGATCTGGGAGAGCCTACTCAGACGATGGACGAAGTAGAGAAACGCATTGCGGAGAAGATGGGCTTTCGAGCAACGCAGGATGACCGATTCAAACTACTGGAGATGCAGGTCGATCTAGACCTCAAAGGTTATGAGCACGAAGATGATGGCAAAAAGACAGGTATCGCGCTCCCTTACATTGTTACGATTGAGAAGGGCACAACAAACGTCCTTGCAATCAGGCGCAACTGGGAGCCGGATGACGAACTCTGCCAAAAGCGCACGCACTTCGTCCATTACGGTTACATTCCCGGTTTTGGTTTTTACAATTTTGGCCTTGTTCACCTCATTGGTGCTTTTGCTAAATCTGGTACTTCTATTCTTCGTCAGTTGGTTGATGCTGGAACTTTGGCAAACCTCCCCGGTGGATTTAAAACCAGAGGACTCCGCTCCAAAGGTGACGATACCCCTATCTCCCCAGGCGAGTGGCGCGACATGGACGTGCCAAGCGGCAATATGCGTGACAACATCATGCCTCTGCCATACAAGGAGCCTTCACAGGTCTTAGCGGCGCTGCTCAATCAGATTATTGATGAAG